AACAAAAGGTTCCTTTACCCCAGATGTTATAAAAGACTTTGACCATGGAGAAGGTTCGGAAAAATATCAATTAATTGAAAGTTTTTCAAAAACTAAAGTTCCATATTATAGAATAATGAATTTGCAAACGCAAGATGAACGTATTCTTGATACAAAGAATATGGAAAAATTTTTACAAGATAAAAAAATTAAAGATGCTATAGACCAAGGGTTAATAGATGTTGTTAAAGTACAACAAACAAGAATTAAATTAGTTTGCACATTAGGACAAACAATATTATACGAAAGAATATTAAATACAGATAAATATCCAATTGTACCTATACCAAATATTTGGACTAATACACCATATCCTATGAGTGATGTAAGAAAAAACAAAGATTTTCAAAGATTTTTAAATAAAACAATGTCATTAATAACTTCACATGCACAGGCATCAAGTGGTTTAAAATTACTTGTACCGCAAGGAAGTGTTGATGATATTGAAGAATTAGAAAGAGATTGGGCAAACCCTAATGCAACAATAGAATATGACCCATCGTTTGGAGAACCACATTTTCCATCTCCTCAACCTTTATCTAATTCTGTAATGCAGCTACCAGGACTTGTTGAAAAATATATTGATTTAAATATGGGTATATTTGAAATGCAACAAGGTAACGCAGAGGCTGCACCTAGAACATCATCTGGGACAATGATGATGGAAGATTTTGGTCAAAGACGTAGTAAATCTAAATTAAGGGACATTGAAGGTAGTTTACGTAGACTTGGGCAAGTAGTATATAATTTAGCTAAAGAACATTATACTTTTAAAAAAGTATTTAGAACTGTGCAACCAAACAATGACTTGTCAGAATATATGGTAAATGTATATAATGATAAATCACAAGCTATTGGCGAAATGATGAATGATTTAACAATAGGTCAGTACGATGTTAGTATAATTGGTAATTCAACAATGCCATCAAATAGATGGGGAGAGTTTTCAATATATATGGAAGCATATCAAAGTGGACTTATTGATAGAACAGAAGCATTAATGAAAACTGATATATTTGATAAAGAAGGTGTGTTGAAAAGAATGGACATTATACAACAGTTACAATCACAGTTACAAGGCGCTCAAGAACAAATAAAGAATTTATCTGGAGACTTACAAACAGCACACAGGGAATCTATTGCTTCACGTAAAAGAAGTGAAGTTGAGAAATTCAAAGGTAAGTTAAAAGAAGTAGAATTAGATTCAAAATCTGCTAATCGTCAGCAGGTTGATAAACTAACAAATGCAGTCAAGCTCGAAGTAGAGAAATCACGTTTACGTGGTGAAACTCAATCAAACCAAGAGAAATTGCAAGCCAAAGGAGGCAAATAATGAGTAACGCATTAGAAAATGAAAATCTTGATAATCAAGGTCAAATCACTAATAATGTAGGGCAAGATAACAGTAAAACGCAGAATGAAGCAGCTTCAACAGATTGGGAATCTCAAGCTAAGTATTTTCAATCAGAAAAAGATAAACTTCATACTGAAAATCAAAGACTAAAAGAATATGAAAAAGTTGGACAATTGTTGGAATCACGACCTGATATAGTTAATACTATAACAGGAATGATGCAAGGTGGTCAACCAGCAACAGCTGAACGTATTTCTTTAGATAAAGATGAGTTTGACCCATGGGAAGCCTATAATGACCCAGCATCTAAATCGTATAAGTTTCGACAACAAGAGTTACAGGACTCTATTAATAATGCAGTTAAAAGCCAAGTAGCAGGTGTTCAAAAAGAAGTAGGTATGACTAAACTTCAAGGTGAACTTGCTGCAAAAGGATTAACACCTGAAGAAATAAATTCATTTGTTGATTTTGCTAGCAAAAATCCAGCAGAGTATGGCGTTGATGGTGCAATTAATATGTGGAGAGCAGTAACTCAAGAACCAGCAAAAGATGAAAATGGTAACCCATTAGACGCAATTCGTCAAAATCAAGCAGTTCCTCAACAGGCAGGTATTTTAACTGGCGAGCAACCTGTAAGAAAAAGTGATGATGATGCAATATGGGAAGGCGTTTTAAAAGCTGGGAGTCGAGCTAACGTATTGTAATTTAATTAATTATTAACTAAGGAGAATAAAATGTCAGAGAAATTTAACTCTGGACAAGTAAAATTTGGAACTCCTGGTTCCCAGACAGCTCTAACTCTAAATAATCAAAGTAGAAGATTATTTGATTTTAGTGATAGGATTGCTGAATTAGCCCCAGAAGAGTCTCCATTTTTTGTTTATTTGTCAAAAGTAGCAAAAGTCCCAACATCGGATAGTCAGTTCCGATTTTTGGAAGATAGAACAAAGATTCACATGACTGATAGAAGCTTTTTGCTTAAAGGTGCAACAACTTTAGTTGCAGAAGGAAGCAATATGGATATTGTATTTGATACATCAGGTGCTGCATCTGTTGATTTTTTACTTCCAGGTATGGTTGTAGCAATTGGAGATGTAGGCGATGATATCCCTACAACTGCAAATGTTAGAATAAATACTGTAAGTAGTTCATCTGCAGAAACAACTTGTAATGTTACAGCAATATCTCATCTTGGTTCTACAACATTACCTTTAGCAAACGACTCAAAATGTACTGTAATAGGTACTTCATTTGAGCAAGGTTCTGGTTCACCAGATGTTTTTTCACAAGAGCTTGACCATGATACTGGTTTTACTCAAATATTCAAAACTGCTTGTGAGATGACAAATACTGCAAGAGCAACTATCTACAGAGGTTATGCAGATGAGTTCCAAAGAATTTGGAATCTTAAATTAAGAGAACACAAAGTAGATATCGAAAGAGCAATGTTATTTGGACAAAAAGGAACTGCAAGTGGTATTCAATATACAGATGGTATTGTTGGTTCAACTATTAGAAATGGTCATGCACAAGTTAAAAATGAAGGCGCTAAATTAGTATATAATTCTGGTATTCCGTATTATCAAAATAATAGAGTGCAAGATTTAACTTATGATACATTATTAAGTAACTTTGAAGTAATCTTCGACCCTGCAAGGGGTGGTGGAAGAGCTAAGTTAGCTTTAGCTTCAAGACCAGTAATATCTCACTTTAACAAACTTGGTTCAAATAGTTTTATAACTGGTTCTATGACAGATGGCGACCAAAGATATAACTTCCCAGCATCGCAAGGCGCTTTTGGACATTTAGTAACTAAAGTACAAACTATCCATGGTGATATATCTATGGTTGCTGAATCTCTATTTAGAGGCTTTGCTTCTGGATTTATGATGATGGTTGACTTAGACCATGTTGCTTACAGACCGCTTGTAGGTAATGGTTTAAATCGTGATACTTCAATAACAACAAATGTGCAACAAGCTGATGAAGATTTAAGAAAAGATATGATTCTAACAGAAGCAGGTCTTGAGGTAAGTCTTCCTGAAACTCATGCACTTATGAATTTGGAGGGCGTGTAAGATGAGAAGTGATTATTTAAATGAAAACATAATGAGTAACAGTGGACACAAAAAGAAAGTTAAAGTGTTAACTGCAGCAACACAGTTAGAAGAGAAAGATTCAGGTTCAATATTATTATTAAATTCTGCAACCGAATTTGCAACAACTCTTCCGTCTGTAGCTGACGCTGGTGCTGGCTGGTACTGCAAAATTGTAGTAGAAGCAGCTCCATCAAGCGCATCATACACAGTTGTTGAAAAAGCCTCAGCTGACACTGATGTAATTATTGTTAATGGTATCAATGAACTTGAAGTTGACACAAGTGATGATGGTGTATCCAATACTGGATGTACTACAATTACTTTTGCAGATGGCGTAGCTATCAAAGGTGACTTCATTGACATTTGGTGCGATGGCTCTAATTACTATGTATCAGGTCAAACAAAAGCTGATGGTGGTATTTCAGTAGCGTAGTTATAGTTTTGTAGAACTATGGGAGCTATCAATAAAAGGTGGCTCCCGAATCTACATAAGACAATAATAATTTTATAAACAAGGAGAAAGTTATGGGAAGTTTCCCAGGCGGAACAGTAGTAAGAGTCACCCCTACATTAACAACTGATACTTATGCAACAGGAGATGCTTTATTTTTAGCTACAAAAATTCCAAATGCAGTATCAAACAGAGGTGGAGTTTCATATTTATCAGCTATGTATTTTTTAGATAAAAGCGATAATTCTGATGGTGCTACCGATATAATATTTGGTTTTCAAGAAAAAGAAGGTACAACTATAGCATCAAGCGGAATAAATACAACAGTAGATATATCTAATTCTGATTTAGCTAATAATAAAGTTCTTGGATATGCAAGAAGCATAGGTGATAATGCTACAACAGGAGCACATATTGATAATGCTAGAATACATATGGTTTTTCCAGGAGGCGGAGTAAATGAAAATGCTGGGCCAAATTTAATGTTAAAAGCAGACGAAGGTTCAACAGATGTTTATGTTTGGGCAGTATTAGAAGCAAGCACTCCAACTTATGCAGTTGATAGCTTAGAACTAATATTTCATATTAAATATTTAGATTAAGATGGCTAAGAAAAGCACAGTTAATAAAGCAGGAAACTATACAAAACCTGAAATGCGCAAGCGTATATTCAATAGAATAAAAGCTGGTGGCAAGGGTGGAAATCCTGGTCAGTGGAGCGCACGTAAAGCACAGATGCTTGCAAAGGCTTATAAATCTGCAGGTGGTGGCTATAAAGAAGAAGGTGGAAAAATTAAATCTAAATATAAAATAGGTGGTGGAGTTTTAAAAGGTCCTTCGCATGCAGAAGGTGGCATCCCAATTGAAGTTGAGGGTGGTGAATATATAATTAAGAAAAAATCGGTAAATAAAGCAACTGAACCAGTTTTGGAATATATCAATGAAAATGGTAAATTACCAGGTAATATGGATTATGATTTTCCAACAACTGATGCAAGAAATAGGAGTAAAAAATAATGCCAGAAGTAAAAGATAAGATGACAGGAAAAACTGTAGCACAAATGTCATATGATGAAAAAGGTATGGATGCAGCAAATAAAATGGTTGCAAATGACCCAGGTTTAATGGTTACAGATGGAAGAAATAGAAGCCAGCAAATGTATGAAGGCGGTGGTATGACAGGCATGAGTATGATTGGAAGACCACAGTATATGGATGGTGGTAAAATGAAATATATGGGTGGCGGCAAAGCCTATGGAATGAAAAAGATGGGTGATGGCGGAATGATGAAAAAATATGAAGAAGGCGGAAAAGCTTTAAAAGAAGTTGATTCATCTAAAAACCCAGGTTTATCTAAACTACCTAAAAATGTAAGAAATAAAATGGGCTATATGGAAGAAGGCGGCAAAATGCCAAAAATGATGTATGGCGGTAAAATGAAAAAAATGAAAAAAGGTGGAAAAGCAGGATTTAAACCACATATGATGTATAAAGATGGTAAGGGTATAAAAGCCAATACATATGAAAAACATTTAAGTTTAAAGAAAAAAGGATATGGTCATTCTAAATGAGAACATACTATTGTACATGTGGAGATAAAGTAGAATGCGCATCTGACAAGTTGCCTAAATGTAGTTGTGGTAAAGTATTTGGTTCTTTAGGTAAGGTTTCTAATCATATTAATATGAGAACTACCTGGAGTGGACAAACAAAAGTTGAATTTAGTCAGACAACTATTGATAAAGATGTTGCATCATGGAGTAAAAAATAATGGCATTAGACTTTGCAGCAAGAATACATGCATTAACAGGATTTGATGCAGATAGTGCAGATAATACAGAAACTGGTGATGATTTTGATGAAGCTGCTGCTCAGTTTATGACTGATGCAGTAAAAGAAGTTACTAATATACTTCCTCCAAAATTAAAAGAAAAATGCTTAACTGAAAGCACAATTACTAATTCTCCATCTCATTTAGCAGACCTAGATGGTATTGGAGAGATAATGTATGTTACACGCTTATCTGCAGACTCTGGAGGATTTAGAATACCATGCAGAGAAGTTCCTTCTGCTTTTGGTGAAATGTCTGGAGATTCTACAAGCATATACTTTGCATCAGCAACAGACCCAGCTTATTGGGTTACAAGTTCAAATGATGCAATGATTTTAAATGTAAATCCAACACCAACTGCAAATCAAACAGCAATTGTTTATCATGTCGGATATCCAACCTTTACAGCAGCAGATGCAGGAACATATGATGTAACTGCAGCAACAAGCATAGCAAACTTCCCAGATGAAGCAGAACATTTAGTTGTATTAAGAGCTGCAATATCTGCAGCACAATATTTACTTGCAATAGAAGAAGACCCTGAGCTTTATATTCCTATTATATCTTCATTAAAAGCACAATACCAAGATGCTGTACAAGGCGTTATAACAGCAAATATAGCTATGCCAAAAGAAGGAGCTAAATAATGACAGCAAAAAATATTATAGACCAGATAGAGAAAATGTTTGGCAGACAGCCAGAGCAATATATGTTTCAACTTATTAATGATGCGTTAGATGAAATATCATCAAAAAAAATGAATAATACAGAATCAAAAACAACAAATCTTATTGGCTTTGATAGATGGTATACATTGACTGATGATGTAGTACAAATAGATAGAGTTGAAATTAAAGATACGAATAATAGATATGTAATGATTCCAAAACTTGCGGACCCTCATAAATTATTAAGAGGTGATACTGATGATACTGCTACAAGTTGGTCGGATACAGATGCAGGAGATGATACATTAACATAGGAGAATTATGGCAATAAATAAAAGAACATATCCTAACAATTACTTTGTTTATTATAATGATGACAATAGATTAGCTATACTTTGCCAAGATACTACCTCTACATCTGCAGAAAGAACAACAGAAAAATTTGATACCTATCAAGGAGATGATGTATCTGCAGGCATAAGAATTACATATAAATCAAAGTATGGAACTATTGATGATGTAACAGAAGATTTAAAAACAACAGCAGGTCTTGATTCAGGATTACATCCATCGGTGCTTTGCTATATAAAAGCTAGGATGTTTGAAGATGCAGGAGATTTGCAAAGAGCGCAGTATTTTAGAGCGATGTTTGATAAAATGATAAAACAGTATCCGTTAAGAAAAAGTGGAGTAAGGACATTAGCGGTACCAAGATTATAAAAGGGGATAAGATGGATTTAAAAAAAATGCTCGAAGATTATAAGAAGCAACAAGAGCAAGTAAAAGAAATCTTCATTAAACTTCAAGGTAAAATTGAAATGTGTGAAGAGCTTCTTAAAGACAAAGAAAATAAAAAGTAGTTTTTTGAAATAGAGGTAAATATGCCGAATAAAGATAAAGGTGTAGTCAAGAGAGCAATTGTGACTCCTGACAAACACTTTCCACTTGCAGATATTCCTGCAATTAAATGTTTAAAAAAAGCAATCGAAATAGTAAAACCTGATATATATGTAGACCTTGGTGATGTAGGCGAATGGTCTGGATTTTCACATTGGAAGTATAAAAGAAAGAAAGCACCACCATTGGAGTTTTTAATCGAAGACTTTGATAAAGATGTAAAAGATGTGAATAAAGGTATGGATATGATTGATGAATCTTTAGACAAAGCAAACTGTAAAGAAAAGTATTTAACAGAAGGTAATCATGATGACTGGTGCAATATGGCAGTTGAAAAGTATCCTTATATACCACAATACAAGTTTGCAAAAGCAGTCAAGTTAAAAGAACGAGGATATAAATATTATGCATTTGGAAAGAAACTAAAGATAGGTAAGTTATACTTTTATCATGGACATCAATACGGTGGGCAGTATCATACAGCAAATCATATAAGAAAACTTGGTTGCAATATAATGTATGGACATTGGCATGATTTACAACAAATGAGCGCAACTCATATGGATGGGCCTAAGTCAGCTTGGAGCATCGGATGTTTAAAAGATATGAGCAGTGAAAAAAATTCTTGGCTTGGTAACAGGCCAATCAACTGGGCGCATGGATTTGCGATTGTGGATTTTTACAAAGGCGGATTATTCACAGTCCATATAATACAAATAATAAAAGGACGAACCTCATTGTGGGGTGAGTTAATAGAAGGCAAGTAAGGAGAATAAGTGGCAAACTTAACAGTTACACATACAGAAGACATTACATTAAATGGTCAGCAATTTGGCGGTACAAATATATATTCAATTACAGGTATAAATGATATATCTAAAAGAATAGTAACATGTCCAGCAAATCAAGATTCAACTATAGGAATGTTTCAGGCTGCTGAAAATACTGCAGATGGAGCAATGGCAGTTGCAGATGTTAAATATATTAGGGTTACAAATTTAGATGGGAGTAATTCAATTAATTTATCACTTCAAATATCTAATGATGAAGATGGTGCTGCAGATTTTTCTGGAACTATATTAGTTGCTGCAGGTCAATCTTTTATAATGGGAACACCGCACGACGGAATACAGGTTAGTGATACTAATGCAACTATTATAACAACTTTAGTTGATTTAGAAAGTATTTTAATTGACCCTGGAGCTAACAATGTTAAAGTTGAAGTAATAATAGCCAGTGTTTAATGGATGTTTTAAATATATTAGAAACATTTGGAGTTCCCATTGCAGTTGCAATAAGTTTTGGATTTTTCATTTGGAAACAGAACAAATACATTCAGGACGATTTAAGTTCTGATATAAAAAATAAACATGATAGGCTTGAAGCTATTCTAATAAAGTTAATAGACCAGCAAAAGCTTATCCAGTTAGGACAAAAAGGATTAGAAAAAAGTTATAAGTCATTAGTAGATATTATAACAAAGTTATATAAAAATGGATAATAATAGTACCGAAGAATACAGAAATAGCATAACATTACATTTGACTAAGATGTGTTCTGATATTGGTCATATAAAAGAAAAAGTTAATGAAAACAATGAACATTTGATTAGATTAAATGGCAGGGTAAGAGAAAATGAAAAGCAAATATCATGGATGAAAGGAATAGGGACAACAGTAGTGTTTGTTATAAGCATTGTATTGTCGTGGATGGGTTTTGAAAAGTGATATATATTGGTTATTTTTTATTAGGATTTATAGTTTTTTTTGTTGGTGGTCTGTATTATTTAAGCAAATGGGAAATATTTGATATGGTTAACAATGATGATGAAGATGTATATCTTGGTTAAAAAGGAGAAATAAATGGCTGATGATGCAACAATGACAATTAAAGCAGTTTTACTGCCTGATGAAATACAAGCAACGCTTAAAGATTTATCATTTACATATACTCCTGCAGATGCAAACGACAAATGGTTCTATGGTATTGTCAATGTACCACATAATACAGGGAGTGTAGATTTAATTACAGGAAAGTTTTTAGCTAATAGTGCAGGTGTTGCTACAGGTACAGCAAACGCAGATATATCAATATCAGACAAAGTAAAATTTTTATTCATAAAAAACACAGGAACAACTGACGGAAGTACAGGTACAGATGAAAGTGTTATGCTTGTACAAGACGGTTCTACTGTAGCACATGGTAGTACAAATGCATTAGAGATAAGTTCAGGTCAATCTTGGTTTGCAAAAATGCCAAATACAACAGTTGGAGACTTGCATGCAATATCTGCAGACCCTGACCAAACTGCTGGTGGTGGTAATGTTCAGTGTATAATATGTGCAATAATAGATGACGTTGCATAGAAAGGTAAGAATGCTACAAGGTATTATAGTAAAGAAAGTATTAGATTTGGTCTTAAAACACCTTTTAAAGAAATTTAAATTAGATAAGATACAAAAATATGTAGAAGAGCCAAATGTGCTTGATAAACAGGTAAAAGCAATGAAAAAAGATTTAAACAAATATGGCAAATATATTGAAGAAACAGAAAAAGAATTAGCTATATTAAAAAAAATGGCGCATCCAAAAAAAGAATTAATTTGTAAATGCTGTAAAAACAAAACAGGAGAAAAATAATGGGAAAGATATTAGGAACAGTTGCAACAAAATTATTAAGTGAAAAAGTATTAATTGCTATAGTTTTAAAAGTTGGCGATTGGCTTGTACAAAAAAGTTCTAACAAACTTGATGACAAAATCTGGGCTGAGGTAAGCAAAGCATTAAACATAGATGGCTAAACAAGTTCTTGAAATAAATAATTTTGCAGGTGGTTTGAATGCATATAAAGATGCAAGAGATATTAAAGATACTGAATTTGTACAAAACTGGAATGCTGTTGTAAGTAAAGCTGGTATAATAAAAGTTGCTGGCATGGGTAAAAATTATATAGCAACTGATTATTTTCAAAAACTACCAACACACTTTCAAGAAGGATTTGGTTTATTTCAGTTTTCTGCAGATTATGCAATATCTACAGTATCAGGAGATTTTTCAATAGGCATCACTACAGGCACACGTGGTGGTAGCAATAGCACTACAGCACATACGCTAGAGGATATACCTTCTACATCTTCTACAGATGATGAATATAATAGTATGGTACTATTTATTTATGAAGGTACAGGTATTGGAGAAAGCAGGGTTATATCAGATTATGTAGGCAGCACGAGAGTTGTAACTACAGAAGCTTTTGCAACGACATTAGATACAACTTCTAAATATATAATATATTCTTGGAAACCAGATTCAAGTTGGTCAGGAGTTGGGGCTGTATCAAAAAAAGATATAATAACAAATGGAGTATATCAAAATTCAAAT